GTTTTATATGCTGCTGCTTCACGAGCCAAAATATCTTTTGGATACACACGACCATTTTGATTCTGGTGGTCGGCACGTTGTAAAACAACATTACGAAGCGTTAATGGCTTAGTCGCATCAGCCGCTTCGGTAATTAACAAACGGTCATAATTAATGACATTATATTCTACAAGTAAGGATTGCATATTATTGCCCACGGATTTCACGGATGCGGCTCGCAATATTGAGTAGTCGAGATTCCAACTTGACCAATCCTTGCTGAGTACGCTTCCATAGTTGTTCACTAGTAATATTCGATTCGTTCTTTAAACGAGTATTGATACGAAGCACTCTATCAACTTCCTGTAAATTCTTATTAAGTTCGGAGATTGCTCGTGCAATTTTTTGATGAGGCGTTGCACTCGTATCTCGCTTATACTCATAATACTTATTCTCCGCCAAGCCCTTTCGTACGATTTCTGTCTTATCGGCTGGACGGTCAGCGTCCTCTTCTCCTCGTGGAGTCAATTCAAATCCTGTGGTGCCAGTAGCAATCTGTTTATTACGAGCAACACTTGCCTTGTTATTCCCACGAAACGCCATTGGTGTCAAATAACCACCCGCCTGGGCAGTTGTGGTTATTTCATCTAATTCTTTCTTAATAAGCTGTCGGATAGCTTCCCGAAGACGAGCAAGATTAATCATGCTTAACTCTTTAAAGTGTCTATTGTCTTAGAAATTTCCAAAGCAATAAGTAATGCGGTCATGTGATTTTCTTTAATAACTTGAGCAGTACGAATTTTGTTTAATTGCGTGATCACTTCGGCTACCTTAATCTTGGTAATCTTATTATCAATAAATTTTACCTTACTTTTCAATTCGGTAACGAGTGTAGTTGCTTCTTCTGTCGCGTATTTCTTGAGTCCTGTCCCATTTGAAATATTGTAGATATATTCCCGTAATAGGTTCTTTTGACGGTCATTTAACTCCATATACTTTTCATTGAACTTTTCAATCAACATACGATACGTCAACAACCGAAGGTCTTCTTCCTGATTACGTATTGTTTCAAATAAACTCGTATCATTCTTGATTTCCTTGTTGGTAATCGTACCACTCAAATGTTCAACGATGGTGAACTTGGCGTCCATCACATCGTCTAGGTCATTAAAGTCCATTTCATGCAATGCATTATCAAATAATTTATAAATCGACGCATACACTTTGTAAGACGGAATACGGGCACCTAAAAATTCTTTCAAGTTGTAATTGTTCTTAATTTCTTTAATTAACTTGTATTTTTGGGTGTTTAAAATGATTTCACTTAGTTTTTTGCGTTGTTGTGTGATTACATTTAATAATTCAAATGCCTTAGTTTCACTGAGTTGTTGTGCGTTGAAAAATGAACGGTATAAAATAAGTTCCTTACCCAATTCAGTCTTAGAATTGAAAAATTCTCGCATTAATCTCAGTGCAGTGTCATTAGTACTGTTTTCTAATGTATCTGATGTGATTTTACGGACTAATAGCTCAAAGAGTATGCCCGTATTCCGTATTTTGTTGTGTCTGACGTTTGCTTTCATAAACATCCTATGTTTTGTGATATTATACCGTCATATATTAAATATAACGAATATGTTTAATACTTTACTTTTCAAGGTCTAAAATGTTATTTTCATCCAATAAAGAACCTTTCGGTGCTGTATTATCAATAATCATATTGTTGGATTTCTTTGGCTTACGCTTTGTGGACAGCCAATGATCTATAGCTTCCATCGCAAATGGAGACTTTTTCTTATCCTTGCGCCGTGTACCTACAGTCAATGCATCCATATTTTCTTCATGCCCCAACGGATCACGACCTCGTGGATGGCTATCCTGTCCATATGCCATACCCTTCTTTGGGCGTCCCATCTTGGCTTCTTCCAACTCGGATTCATCATCTGTGGTTGGTTCGTCTAATGATGCTAATATGGTGTCTACGTCATCAATTTGTTGTTCTGGGTCTATTGGTTCGTCTTCTAGAGGAACAGGTTCTCCGCCAGGTTCGCCGGGGGCAGGTTCACCTTCAGCACCACCAGCAGCAGCAGGTTCTGGGGTTGGTTGTGATTCTTCTTGCTCAATCTTTGTGAGTTCTGCCATACGCTTGACATCTTCCTTAACCTTATCCCGTTGCGTAACAATATCGTCTTCCGACATTTCAAAGATATGATGGTAAATCCAATCCTGTGAGATTAATTTGGTGCCCATCATGTCCGTTGCCACTTGCATCTTTTCCTTCCACATATTAAGCTTTTCTTGCTCATATAGGATTGAGGGGGAAGTCAAGCTTAATTCAAAATCAATAAGTTCTTCGTCACGGAAGCCTTGAATATACAAATGAATGATCGCAATCTTGGTAAGTTCTGATACCATAATACGTTGAATGCGTTCAATGGTACGGGCAAAGCGCACATCTTGTGCTGCTAAGGTTGCCTTACCACTAACATCTTCATCGTAGCCAATAAAGGACTTGGGTACCTTAAATGCTGCCAGTAATTTTTTGCGGAGATATTCAATGTCTTCAATAGCATTGAATTGTAATCCAGGAAGATTAGAAATATCGGTGCCCGAATCTTTTCCACGTACGGGAAGGTAGAAATCTTCTGTAATATTCATCATATTATAGCGAAGATTATAATCACCTGTCTTGGGGTCTACCAGTGCAGTTTTCTTCATGCGATCCATAATACGGTTCATGAAGGTATCAATTTCGGCGGGTGGAATATTGCCGATGTCTACCATAATCTTACGCTTGTCTGGTGCTCGCATGATACGATGGATTAACATGGCGTCTTCCATCAACTGGAGTTGCTTCCAAACACGGCGACCATTTTCAATCATAGCCTTGCCATATGGTAAGAAATTGGTGTCGGACAGTAAGCGGAAATGGGCAGCTTCGAAATTTTCAAAGTCAGTCTTGCCCAACGCTAAGAAGTCATTTTCAATCTTAAAGCGTACGCCGAACGGTTGGTCGGGGTGTTCCCCCTCAATACGAATGGTTTCGTACACCGACAGCGGAACCGCATTGACTACCCCATATTCTTGATCGAGGTCCAGATACAAAAAGAAATCTCCGTATTTTGCCATGTTTCGAACCCAGGGCCAGAGATTAAATTCAACATTTAAAATGTCATAAAATAGATTGTGCAGAATTTCCTGCACATTAGTATTCTTGGACTTAATACTTAAGATTTGACCAAATTCATCTTTAATCGTACTTTCATCCGCATAGATATCCAACACCGATGCAATAATAGGATCATTGTCCATCATATCATAATCACGGAACAATTGCAACCGTGATCCTTGGAATGCAGCAGCCGCTTCATACCGGCCGTGGGCAGCACCGTATCCACCCGTACCCGATGAATGTACCCGATGATACCGGTCAACTCCCCGACGATTTACAAAGCTTTGAATATTATCGGTGTCTGCAATCTTGAGCTTTTTACCGCCCACATTGCGAACAATGGTGTTACCCGCGAATAATTTTTTAAGTCTATTAAATAACGATGTATCTGCCATAATACCTCAAATTTTTAACTATTGGTAAGATATAACTCTGATAAGGCTGTAACAATCAGTTGTACGCCGTTAGTATCTAACTTCTTACTTGGCGTTGTCAACATCTTATTAAATGCTTCGGTCATCTGACACGCTACACTGTCTACTTCTTCCTTATAGACTGTGTTATACTGGTCAAGTGTGAAAATACCATATGGCATTTCATTGACCTTTGTAACACCTTCCAGCAACTTTGCTAATAGCTCAGTAATTTGCTTGGCTTCTGACTTGGAAAGTGTTGGGCTGACCTTTTCCAAGAGTGTTGTAATCTTGGCGGTCCCCACTCGGCGTCCCTTCAATTCATGTGATTCCAGCATCAATTTCTTTAAACTAATCATTGTTTTTCTCCGTAAGATTAGATTCTACTATAACGTCGGTTAAATTAATCATATAATTACCACTTCCGGCATGACCAATATCGTGCTTTTGTTCTTGGTCCTGGATTCGTATCACAATGATGTCGTGCACGGAAACTCTTACGGCGAGCAGGAATATACTTTTTAATTCGCATCGTCTTATCACCAAAATTAACCTTTTTGATATTTCCGGTCGATGGATCTTTGACATACACCTTGAACTTTTTAACATCCCCGCGCATGGGCTTGCCAAGTGATACTTTATGTCCGTGGTACTCTGCTTCGCCTAATTGGTCGGGATGTTTGTTCTGTAATACTTCCATCATACATTCTGAACAATATTCGCCTTCATGTAATTCTTCTTCCGATTCAAATTGATTGTGTTCCTTATCATCTGGCGATACATCATCATCTGATGTGACGCTCGATTCGGGGCGAACATACAATTCAAGGATATCTATTAATTTAATCATATGCACTCGTAAAGTCAAGTGTTACTTTTTAAAAGTAGAAACCATTGTTGGTTTGCCACCTGGGTTTCCTGCTTTTCTTTTTCTAGTCACCGCCGACCGCTTTTCTGATTTATTCATTGCAGCGGCTGAACGGGCTGGTCTACATTTTGGATATTTAGCAGAACCTCCTTTCCGTTCTTTTTTACCAGCAGAGGCACCACACGGGGGATGTTTTCCCGTTTTTGGGTCTTTGCGGGAAATATCCACCCATTTCTGTTTTAGCCACTTACCTAAGTCACCTTTTGGTTTATACTTCTCATCCAAAATATCTTCGATAAGTTCTACTAAAATATCGTTTAATTTCATTACTTTAAGAAACGCAGTTTATAAATGGTAGCGTTGACCAACTGTGAAATTTCGTCAACAACATTATTTAAATCAGAATTATCAGGCAATTGTGTACGACCAGTATCCACAAACTTTTGTAATGCCATAAAATACTTTAATAATTCGGCATCGCCTTCAAAGAACTTAGTGGGTGGTTGATATCCTGTGATAATCCCATACCGACCTTGGAATAATTCCACATAATCATCTACCAAGCCCACAATTTCATCATAATATTTATTTAATGCCTTATGAGCAGCAAATGAAGTTGTTTGTAAATGAAAAATATGGGCTTGTTCACGACTGTTAAACATTGTGGAAATAAACTTTGCTACCATCGGATTCATATTACCAATTCCCCTTTGTTTCGTTTTTATCGGCAGGTACGCCCATTCCATCACCTGCAGAGGCATTCTTATTCTTTTCGTAATCCATATAGTGATGTACGGTATTAATTGCATCGGCAGCACGACCAATCTTATCTTGAACCCATGCTTCCAAGCCTTCGTCATCACCAATCATATTGAATAACTTATCAGCACTCTTGGTAATACTCATCAATTGTGCCCGGGCCATATTGCCTTCGTAATCACCTTGATTGGATGGATCTTCTGGGTCTTCTTCATCCAACATTTCATTAATCTTCTTATCAATTACATCACGACGATGCTTTAAATACTTGTCTGACGAGTCGGTATCCCCATCATTATCAACATCGCCATCTTCCTTGCCAACCTGATCTAGTGCCTTATTTTCTATGGCGTCAAGCTTGGCAATTTGTTCTTCGGACAATTTATATTCTTCCTTGACCTTACGTAACGTCAATGCCAATCGTGCTCGTCGGGCAAGCTTACCGCCTTGTTCAGCAATAGCGACTAACTGTTCCGTGGGAATCGTTTCCCGTACCGGTACGCTTGGTTGAATCAGCGTTTCTTCTTCACGAATCTGTCTCATCGAGCCTACCGGTGCTCCACCGATTGCTCGTAGGTCTACTAATCCTGATAATCTAATCATGGTGCTCTCCGAATACTAATATGAATATTTTTATGTTCAGATACCTTTCCCTTTCTCCAACCACCGCCAGCACTTTTATATTTTTTTGCTGCCCATAAATTAGCATATGCCGATGGGTACACTTTAAACTTTTTCCTGGCGGCTGCTTTCGCGGCTGACCACTTTGATGGGTTTGTTGGAATATTTTTCTCTAAAATTGCCATTATTTCATCAATTTTATGAATCATTTTTTCATCTTCTTCCTTATCACGGTCTGTATAACCAAACCCGCCATATGGATATTGTTCTGCGTATACTTTACGATCCGCATCGTCGCCACAGTCACAATCTTCGTAAATGTTTGTATAAAAGTCTTTATATTTCATGGTTAATCTTTCTTATTCTTACCAGCCCGTTTTTTACTGGCGATAGCACGATTGGTGGCAGTTGCCCACATATATGATTTCCAATCATCACCAAACTTCTTCTTAAAATACTTGACGGCTCGCTTGTTTTTTGATAATTGCTTACCAACCCCATCACGTGATTGCACCTGTGATGTTGTCATCTTACGGGGTGGCTCGTGGCGAGCAATGGTACGTTCGCCCAATTCTTCTTCGGAGCCAGTAAGATCGGCTTCCCCTCGATCAAATTCTTCGCTAATCAATTTACGAAGTTCTTCACGAATAAGTTCCATTAATTCTGATTTTTTCATATGGGGTCCGTTAAATTCAATAAAAGCACTACATTATAAATAGCACATTATCCCAGTAACCACGAAATATCTTCAGTATTTTGTCCAATTTGCATCTCATACGGGTTAACCATTGGGCGATTGCTGTTATACACCATACCGCCTACTTCATATCTTGTCTTGTCCAGTGTTAATTTCGTTAGTTCAATCCCTTCCTGATGCAACCTGAGCGCAGTATCCCGCACCCACAAGCCAATACACAAGGCCAGCACCAAGTCATCATTATACCCCGACAATGCTTCGGGTCTACCACTCTTCCAAATAAACGTTTCTAATTCAGCGCACATTCTCGTGGACCGAATAGTAAAACTATTATCTAACATATACTCTTTTAATCTGGCAATAATCAACGGACGAGTGCGTTGGGAGATCATAAACCCAGGTACCATACCACGATCATTCTTTTGGTACTTACCCGTCATTTGATGTTCCACATCCACATATTGTAAATCTCGTGACATATAAAATAGATTCTTATATGACCGATCAATAATCTGCTGAATACAGTTCCATCCGATAGAACTATTATCGGGTATTAATAGCGCATCATTATATTCGGTTGCAATGGCGACCAGCATGTTGCCAAAATTCTTGGTCTCCACCTTTCCTTTATATTCTGCTACTTGCGTGGACCGTTCCACATCAATGACATGGAATGTAGAATAATCTTCCCCGTCACCACGGGCAACGTCAGCACACACAATATAGGATTTACCATGTTGTGCGTATTCCCATATCCACAAATTTCCATCAAATCCACCCTTGGTGATAGGTTCCTGCACAAAGCTGGCTTTGTAGAATTCAATAATTTCTGCGGGAATAACCGTATTCCCTGAAAAGATAAACGATGCGTCATGTTCTTGTGATGCTTGGAGTTCACCCATCAGTTCGGTTTGACGGTCACGCCATGCTTGATCACGTTCTGGGTGCACTTGCCAATCCAACATCACGGGGTTAAAGTTGTTTTCTTTAGATTCCGCTTGCTGCCACATCTTATGGAAGAAATTACCCACGCCGTTTGGGGTAGAAAGTAATATGGCTTTACCACCCGTTGACAGGGTGGAGGATGCAGCAGTCCAAATAATATCTGCATCATCAATAAATGCGGCTTCGTCCAAAATGAGTAACGACAGTGCTTCGGAACGGCCGGCATCCTTACTACTGGCTACCGCTTTAATTTGAGAGCCGTTGGCGAATTGTAATGATAATTTATTATCTGTTATTACACTTCCCCGTAACCACACTGGTAGATTTGAATGCATGAACCGAACTTTTGTTACAAGATTCTTTGCAGTTTCCTGCTTGGTGGCAATAACCAACACATTCTTATCGTTGTGGAATAATAG